GCAATTTCATGTGCAACCGCATTTCTGGTTACCGGGCGATGTGCATGCGCGCGAGGATCAGGATGGGTTGCCGTATTCGCAATGGGCGCGCGAGGGATTGTTGACGCTGGCCGGCGCGACGACTGATCCGAAAATGATTGCGCTGGCGATTGCGGAATTGAATTCGCGCTATCGGATCATGACTCTCGGTTTCGATCGCTGGCGCATCAACGATTTGAAGCGCGAGCTCGATGCCATCGGGTGTGAGGTTGTGCTCGTTCCGCACGGCCAGGGCTTTAAGGACATGACGCCGGCCGTCGACATTGTTGAGCGGCTCGTGGTGCAGCGGCGGTTACGCCATGGCGGGCATCCGGTGCTCACGTCATGCGTGGCGAATGCGGTCGTGACGCGCGATCCGGCCGGCGGCCGCAAGCTCGACAAGGCGAAAAGCTCGGGCCGCATCGATGGTCTGGTCGCGCTGGCGATGTGTCTCTCGGTGGCGCTTATCAAAAATGACGCCGAGGTCGACGTTGAATCGATGATTGGCTAACGCGAAGGCGCACCGCGGGGATACCAACTCCAAAATCCCCGCGGCGCGCTGGTCGCCGGCAGAACGCGGCTGGACCTGGCCGGCGAGCGCCGCAACGAATCCCCAACCGAGGATGATTCGCAATGACCGAACCGCAACCGCTCACATCTTTTCGCAAGCCGGCGGCGGTCGAGCCGGCGTCGTTGAGCTCGCTCACGCGGGCGATAATTGCGCGGGCGGCGGCGGCGCTCGACGGTGGCAGTAGTTCACGCGCCATGGATTACGCCGCCTCGGCCTGGCCGAACGATCCGACCGTTGGGCTCATGCTGCGCGGTGCGGTGACGCCGACCACGATGGCGGCGACCGCGCTCACCCCGATTACGCTGCAATTCGTCGAGGCGTTGCGGCCGTTGAGTGCGGCCGGCGAGCTCATGGCGCGCGGCATGGGGTTGAGCTCATTCGGCCGCGGCCTGGTCGCGGTGCCGAGCTTTGCGCCTGGCGAATCGGAATTCGTGGCAGAGAACGCGCCCATTCCGGTCAAGCAATTCGTGAGCGCCGGGCCGACGCTTTCGCCTTACAAGCTCGGGACGATTTGCGTGCTATCCGGCGAGCTCATCGAGCACAGCGAGGCCGAAACCATGGTGCGCGCGGCGCTGGCCGAAAGCGTCGGCCTGGCGCTCGACCGCGTGCTGTTTTCGGCGAGTGCGGCGGTTGCCGGCAAGCAACCGGCGGGCTTGCTCAACGGCATCGCCGCATTGACGGCGACTGCGGCCGGCGGCCAGAAACAGGATGCGATGGCGAGCGACATTCAATTGTTGGTCGGCGCCATTGCGGCCGTCGCCGGCAGCGGATGGATGATCGTGGCGGCGCCCGCGCAGGCAGCGGCGCTCAGCTTCCGTCTGGCGCAGGACGTGCCGAACGTGCTGGCCTCGGGCGCGCTCGCGGCCGGCACCATCATTGCGATTGCGCCGCAAGCATTCGTCTCGATCCTCGAGACGCCGCGCATCGATTCCTCGATCGAGGCGCTCGTGCACATGGACACCGTGCCGGCCGCCATCGCCAACGGCGGCGGCGTGGCCGCGCCTGCGCGTTCGCTGTTCCAGACTAACAGCGTCGGCCTGCGCATGATCACTCCGGTGAGTTGGAGTCTGCGAGCGGCCGGTGCGGTGGCATGGATGGCCGGAGTGAATTGGTGATGCGCAAGCAACCCGAGCCCGATCCGAGCGAAAGCTATCAGGATTTCATGGATCGTTGCCTCGAGGAAACCGACGACGATCAGGAGGCGTGTCAAATGGCATGGGAAGATCGCGCGGCAAAGGCGGATTCGATCCTGCACAAGACGCACGCCGGTACGGCCGACGGCGCCGAGTATGTGCTCTCCGATGAGACGCCCGATCGGATGGGCGACATCATCATGGCGGAGGGTTGGAAGCTCGCGAATTTCAAGCGCAACCCCATCGCGCTATTCGGCCACGCCTCGAGCTTTCCGATCGGCACGTGGAAAAATCTGCGCATCGAGGGCGGGGCCTTGCGCGGCCACCTCGAGCTCGCGCCCGCCGGCACCTCGGAGCGCATCGACGAGATCCGCCGCCTGGTCGACGCCGGCATTCTGAAAGCGACCTCGGTCGGCTTCCGCCCGATCAAGCACGAGGCCATCGATCCCGAAAATCCGTGGGATGGCACGCGCTTCCTCGAGCATGAATTGGTCGAAACCTCGCTCGTATCGGTCCCCGCGAATCCGAATGCGCTGGCCGTTGCGAAAGGTCTGGATATCTCCCGCGATACTCTCGCGCTCGTTTTTGCCGGGCAAGGCAAGGATGGCGAGCGCCAGGCACCGCGCGGAGCTCATGGCGGGCAAGCCGAAACACCTCCGATGAAAGTCAAATCAATGTCACTCGCGCAAAACATTGCCGAGACGCAAAGCCAACTCGTGCTCTTGCGTGACGGCCTGCAACAGCATCTCGAGTCGCTCGACAACGACAACGTGAGCGACGATCAGATGAAACGCACCGACGATTTCCATGGCAAGATCGCCAAGAAACAGCGGTTGCTCGAGCAATTCCTGGCCTCGGAAAAGGCGCTCGGTCATAGCACCGCGGCGGCCGATCCCGAGCCGCACGAGATCCGCATGCCGACGCGCAAGGTCGAGGGCAACGGCTCGACCGCGCTCTCGCCCGTGTATCCCGAAATCAAAACGCCCTACCAACCCGGCGACCTCACCATCAAGGCGTTGACGTGCCTGGTTCGAATGCAGGGCGATCGTTACCGCAAGGCTACTGCGCTCGACGTGATCCGCGAAACCTACGGCGAGGACGACAAGGTTCGAACGGTGTTCGATTCCATTGTCGGCAAGGCCGCGACGGTGCCGGCATTGACCACGGCAACGGGATGGGCGGCGGAGCTCGTGCGTACCGACGTTCAAGGCTGGATGGATTTGCTACAGCCGGCCTCGGTGGCCGGGCGCTTGCTCGCGCGCGGGCTGCAATTCAGTTTCGGCACGAACGGCACGATCAGCATTCCGACCCGCTCGGCCACGCCCACGATCGCCGGCTCGTTCGTCGGCGAGGGTGCGCCTATCCCGGTGCGGCAGGGCGCGTTCACGGCGATCCCGCTCATCCAAAAGAAAATGGCCGTGATAACGGTGTTCTCGCGCGAGATCAGCGAGCACAGCCAACCCGCGATCGAGGGCTTGCTGCGCACCGCCATCGTCGAGGATACCGCGATCGCCATCGATTCCGTGTTGCTCGACGCCACGGCGGCGTCGGCGGTGCGGCCGGCCGGCTTGCGCAACGGCGTGTCGACGCTCACGCCGACCGCCGGCGGCGGCTTCGCGGCCGTGGTCGGGGATGTCAAGCTCGCGGTTGGCGGCTTGCTCACCTCGACGCTCGGCAACATTCGCTTGCCGGTGTGGTTGATGTCGCCGGCGCTCGAGCTCGGGCTGCGGCTCACGGTGGCGCCGAACACCGGGACGTTCGTATTTGCCGAGCAACTCAACGGTGGATCGCTCGCGGGCTATCCGGTTATCGTATCTCCGAACGTCACCGCGGATACGCTCTACCTCATCGATGCGGCGGATCTCGTGAGCGCAAGCGGGCCTCCGCGCTTCGATGTCAGCGACGCGGCCACCGTCCATATGGACGACACCACGCCGCTCGCTATCGGTACGACCGGCACGCCGAACGTGGTGGCCGCGCCGGTGCGCTCGTTCTGGCAAACCGACACGCTCGGCATCCGAATGGTGATGCCGCTCAATTGGGCCATGCGGCGCACCGGCATGGTGGCCTATATCACCGGCACGACGTGGGACTAACCAAAGGAGTCTGAAATGGCAGACGACGTGAAAACCAAGCTCGAGGCCGAGGCGGCCGCGCGCAAGAAACAGAACGAGGAGGTCGCCAAGCGAATGGAGTCCTCGAAACCAACACCGAGCCAGGAGGAGAACGACCGCGCCCGGCTCGGCGACGACGTGAAGGACAAGGCCGACGACGGCAGCGGGCCGGAGGTGCATTTCGTCACCACGCGACAGGTCGCCGCCAGCGAGGACAAGCCGGCGGCGGCGACCTATGCAACCCGGCAGACCAAGCCGGCCACGTAATGAACGGCCGCGAGCTCATATCGCGAATCCTGGCGCCCTTGGTCAAAGCGACCGAGGGCGCCGTGCGGCCCGGGCCGTACTATCTGCCGATCACCGGCGGATGGTTATCGGCCGAGGCCGGCTCGTTCATGAATTGGTGGCAATTAGGTTACGATCCGACCAGCGTATCATCGCAAAGCGCGATGGTCGAGGCGTGCATCTCGGCCTACGCGCAAACCGTGGCGATGTGCCCGGGCACGCATTGGCGCTTGCAAAGCAACGGCGGCCGCGAGCGGGTGACGAGCTCGGCGCTGCATCGCATCCTGCGCCGGCCGAATGAATATCAGAGCATTTCGGATTTTCTCTTAAACACCGTGCGCTCGCTTTATCTCGAGGGCAATGCCTACGCGCTGGCGTTGCGCAATGATCGTTTCGAGGTGATGGAATTGCACCTGATGGATTCGCGGCAATGCTCGCCGCAACTCGCCGAAACCGGCGATATCTTTTACCGCCTGGCCGGCAATGACGTGATCGCGAAAACGCTCGGCGATGCGCCACTCATGGTGCCGGCGCGCGACGTGTTGCACATCCGCCTGCATAGCGTCGACCGCAAACGACCATTCCCGCTGAAAGGCCAAACGCCGCTCTCGGCGGCCCTGATGGACATGACGGCCGGCAACGCGATCCAGCAACAACAGATTCAATTCTACATGAACCAGGCGCGGCCCTCGGCGGTGCTTTCCACCGATGCAATACTTACGCGCGAGCAACGCGATGTGTTGCGGGCGGAATGGAATAACGCCGTCAAGAATATGGATTGCGGCGCCGGCGGTACGCCGATTCTCAGCAATGGACTCAAGGTGATGCCGTGGGCAACGCCCGGCCGCGATGCGCAATTGGCCGAAATGCTCAAAATGAGCGACGAGAAGATTGCGCTCGCGTTCCGCATTCCGCTCGCCATCCTCGGCATGGGCGGCACGCAAACGATGGGCTCGACCGAACTATTGATGGGGCAATGGATCTCGTCGGGCCTCGGCTTTTGCCTGAATCATGTCGAGCTCGCATTCGATGGGCTGTTCGGATTGAAAGGACAACCCGATGAATACACCGAGTTTGATACCTCGGCGCTATTGCGCTCGGCTTTCAAGGATCGCATCGACGGGCTTGTGAAAGCGGTTCAAGGCGGCGTGCTGGCGCCGAACGAGGCGCGCGAGCTCGAGGGCTTTGCCGCGGTGAAATTCGGCGACGAGCCGCGTGTGCAGCAACAAGTCGTGCCGTTGTCTGCCGCGGCTGGAATTCCCGCGGCACCGGCAGCACCGCGGCCAGGCGCACCGCCACCGGCGGCCGGGCCGAGCGATACCGGCGAGCCGCCGCCACCGAAAAAGCCGGCGAAGGATCTTCCCGATGCCCGAGCCATCCTACGCCGTGCCGATTGGCACGAGCGACGACTCAACGCCTGACACGCTCGCGGACATCCTCGGGCAAGTCGTCGCGCGAGAGCGCGAGCAATATCGGCGCGCGCGCGAGCTCGTCGAGGCGCAAGTCGCCGCCACGCTCGCCGGCCTGCGCGCCGCCGAGGTCGAGACGCTCTCTCGGCTCGAGCTCAAGATTTCCGAACGCCTCGCGACATTGCGCGACGGCAAGGACGGGCAGGATGGCAAGCAAGGTGAAACGGGCGCGCAAGGCCCGCAAGGCGAAGCCGGCGCCGCCGGCGGTCGCGGAGAACCTGGCGCTCCGGGTGATGCCGGAGCTCGCGGTGATATTGGGCCTCCTGGGCCGCCCGGCGAGCCCGGCCCGCAAGGCGCGCCCGGCGAAATAGGCCCGCGCGGTTTCGAAGGCCCGCCGGGGCCGCCTGGCGAGCCTGGCAAGCTCCCGGCGGGCAAGGCATGGGCATCCGAGGGCGTGCACTATGCCGGCGCCGTGGTGACGCATCTCGGCGCACTATGGCAGGCCACGCGCGACACCGGCCAGGCGCCGCCGCATGGCGATTTCATTTGCCTGGCCGCCGCCGGCCGCGATGGCATCACGCCGCGGGTGCGCGGGCTGTTCGCCGAGGCCGAGCAATATCGCGCGCTTGATATCGTGGCGCTCAACGGTGGCTCGTTCATCGCCTGCAAGGATAATCCCGGGCCGTGTCCGGGCGAGGGCTGGCAACTCGTCGCCAGCCAAGGCAAGCGCGGTTCGGCCGGCGAGGCCGGTCCCCGCGGCGAGATCGGTGCCCGCGGCCCGAAAGGCGACAAGGGCGAGGCCGGCCGCAGCGTGCTCGGCTGGCGGATCGATCGCGCCAGCTATCGCGTGATTGCCCGCATGTCGGATGGCCAAGAGATCCCGCTCGAGCTCCGCGAGCTATTCGAGCAATTCCATAGCGAGAGCCAATGACACCGCAAGCAATCCTGCAAAGCGCGCGTGTCGCGGAAATGCGCGCCGATGCAATCGCGCTGGCCGTGCTCGTTCGGCCGTCGCCGGTGCTCCGATTTACACGCAAGCCTCCTCGGCGTGGTGCGGAGCATCGGCGCTTTTTGTTGATGCTGGCGCAGGAGCGGCGCCGCAGCGCCAGGCTTATCGCGGAGCTCGCAAGATAGATGGACCCGACGCTTAACGTCATCACCGCGGCGACCTCGGTGGCGTTGATCAGTCTCGACGACGCAAAAATCATGCTCGGCCTGCCGGCTGGACCATCCGCCGACGACGCCCGCCTGCAAATGTTGCTCGATCAGAACGGCATTATTCTCGCGCACAAGGCCAATCGCGAAACCTTCGCCAAGGAAAAGGTGAGCGAGCGATGGGATTGCGTCGCGCCGGTATGCTGCCCGGATGGCTCGTGCAAGATCTGGTTAATGCGGGCGCCGGTCAAGCTCGCGGATATCGAGAGCATCGAATCGCCCGCGGGCACGGTGATCGATCCCGCCGACATCCGGCTCGAGGAGCGCACCGGCAAGATCGTTTTCCCGCTCGGCTGCGGCAGCGAGATCCTCATCACCTATACCGGCGGTTTTGATTTGCCCGACGAGGCGCCGCTCGATCTGCAACGCGCGGCCGGCCTCGAGCTCCGGCAGTATCAAACGCAGGCCGCACAAGAGGCGACCAGCGGCGCCGGCATCCGACTCTTGCAGCACAAGGATAGCCGCATCGTTTACTTCTCGCCGCGCGACATGGCCGGCGGCTCGAGTAGCGCCGCCGCACCGGCAACTTCGCTCACCGACAACGCGGTGAAGAATCTCATCGCGCCATATGCGCGCTACTGGCTATGATTCGGATCAGCGTCGACGCCAGCAAACCGCATGCCGCGGTCAATGGGATGTTGCAGAAATTGCAACACTTCCGGCGCATCGACATCGGGCAAGAAATGTCCGCGTGGCAGGTCGAGGATCTGCACCGCAATCGGCCGTTCACCATGCGCTCGCGCGCCAAGGGCCGGGCCGCCACCGTGATCCGTCCGCATTCGTTATTCGAGGTCGAGCAACGCACTCGAGTAACGAAAGGATACGAGCGCGCGGTGCGCCGCCTGTTGCGGCAACTCGCCGGCGGCAAGCGCCGCGTGCGCAAGATCCCGAAACCGATTCAACGCACCTCGACGCGGCCGTATCTGCGGCAATCAATGTATCAGGTATTGCAGGATCGCATGGCGCGCTTGCTGCGGGAAAAACTCAAATGGCGGTGAATTTCTCGGTTGACTTGCTCACGCCGAACTATGGCGTATGGGCGCGCGCAATCACCGTGACGCCGGTCACCTCGGCGCCGGCGGCGCCGGCCTATTCGGCGCGCGGGATCTATACCACGCAGGCGCTCGACATCCTCGGCGAGGGCACCGTGATTTCGGATCAGCAAACCATCCTCGACATCAACGAGGATGAATTCCTCGACGCCGGGCACGCGCTGCCGCAGCAAGGCGACCGCATCAATATTCCGGCCAGCGGCGATTTGCGCGCGCTCGGCGATTTCGAGGTCGTGTCGAGCTCGAGCAACGGCGGCGGCGAGACTACGCTCGAGATCCGCAAGTGGGAAACGGCGGCACCATGACCTTTGGAAACTATGTCGGCTATCCGCCGCGTGTTAACGGCGATCTCGTCTGGACCGGCACCGGCGGATTGAGCGACACGCAAACCTTCCGGTGGATCATTCTCAATGCGATTCACGATACGCTTGCAGCGACCTCGCTGTTCTCCGGTTTCGTTTGCAAACGAATTGTGAATGCATTGCCGATCGAGGCGTTTAGTCAGGTGCCATTCCTGGGCGTCTATTCGCCTCGAATGGAGCTCGGGCCGGACGGCGATTTCAACGCCAGCGATATTCGGTTCTCGCATCACGTGCCGATCGGTATTCAAGTCATTGTCAAAAATAATGATCCGGTGGCGATGATGAAAAAGCTCGACGAGTGCGAACAATTCATCATGAATCAGCTATGGCGCGACGATGCGTTGACGAACCTGTGGCGCACGCCATTGCCGGACGGCACGCGGATTGAAGGCATTGCGTCCGGCCTGGTCGAGGAACGATGGTTTACCGCCAATCTCGCGGGAGCTCGCAGCACCGTGACAGAGATGCCGCTCGGCGAAAAGCGGATGGAATTCGTGCTGTTTTACCGCAGCGATTGGGCGCCGACCGAATTCGCCGACCTACATCGGATCACCTCGCGCACCGCCTATCCGCGCGGCGGCACGCCGGAGGAGCAACTCGAGGTGCAACAGGTGACGATGGTCTATGAATTTGACGCCACGACCGGCGACGCCGTGCCGTTCCCGCTGCCGGATGACACCGATCCGCCGCCGAATCCTTTCCCGTAACAGGAGCAAAACACAATGACCGACGAACCGATCCGTGAAAGCAGACGCGATGAGCGCCGCGCCGCACGACTCCAGCAAGCTCGCGGCACCGTCACGCCCGCGCGTATTCGCGTGCTGCCGCGCGATGAAGAATTTCGCAAAACACATCGTAATATCGTGGGGCATCCTGATTTTCCCGCCGAGGGCTCGGTTGAATGGCCACACGATCAATATACCAAGCGCCGCCTGCGCGACGGTGACGTGACTATTGAGGAAGCGCCGCCGGAAGGCCGACGCGAGAGTCACGAGCCGACGCCAAGAGAGGCGCGCGCGGTCAAGCCAACATCAGAACCGCCGCGAAGCTAAGGCGCACCCGCGCGCCTTTTGAAACCAAACGGCCCGCCCGCGGGAACAAGGCCGCTCGGCCCGACGTGAGTCGCGCCATTCCCTCATGATGGAGGTTCCCCCATGCCTATTAGCTTTGCTCAGATCCCCGCTAACATTAAGGTGCCGCTCTATTGGGTCGAGGTCGATCCCTCGATGGCCGGCCTGCCGACGCTCAATCTGCGGGCCTTGCTGGTCGGCACC